CTGCTTTTACATAATCTTCTGGATCAATAATAAAACATTGATGATCTGTCATTGAAAGATTACGACAGGGATAATATCTTTCTTTACCTTTTACATTTAAAAGTAGTCCACAAGATTCTTTAGGATCCTCTCGTTGAGCATGAAGTAGTGCTTTATATTTCCAACTCATGCTATAAACGTACCAATTGAAGGAAATTCTGTTCTAGTACATTGTCTTTTTGGCGCACGAATACCAGCAAGATCAAAAACAGCAGCTAATTCAAATTGTACAACTTCTCTATTTTCTGATGATTTTCTATCAATTTTATATATTTCCTGCGGAAACTCTGCTGTAGGATCTGGTGTACCTAATGGATTTACCTGTTGAGATGTTGTCGTTGTTGTTTCTTGGGTCGTTGTATTTGGATCGTTCATTGTAATCGTATTTCCCATTCCATTTCCATGAACTGTGCAATAATATCTCAAATCATTTGGAGCAGTTGGATATGCTGGCTGATAGGTTACTGTAGCTCCTGCATTTCCAGCGGTTCCAGATACAGTTGTTGTCTGTGCTCCTCCAGCATCAGATTTTATTGCTAAAGGGTGTCCACTATTTGTTGCATCTGATTGGTCAAAGATATATGTAGATCCTCTTTTCATCGTGATTACAGGATTATTTACACCATTTATTCTAAAAATATTTCCGCTTCCAGGGTTATGAACAGTAACAGTATAAGTTACTGTTTCGGCATCAGCAGGGTCAGCGATAGTTGTTGTAGTCGTAGTGCTAGTTGTTGTTACAGGAAAATTAACAGCATCAAGATAACGTGCCAAAGTTCTGATCCTAGTTACAGTAGCTCCCGTTAGATCGTTTCCTGTTGTTACCTGATTTACATTTAATAAAATAGCTGTGATAGTTCCAAGAGCATTACTAACTGTCAAAGTAGGTCTGGGAAGTTGACCTTTTCTAAAAGCAAAACCTTCTGCCTGTATTGGCATTTTTAAATATTGATTGCCAGCCCAGATAATATCTCCATTAGCATTTAAACTCGTTCCATTATGGAATCTATAAGTCTGTGCAGAACCATGCAAAGTCGCATCAGTTGTTATTGTAAATAATTCAATTATTGCTGAAGGATTGATCTTTTGTAGATCAGTAATAATCGGAGCAGTACTCATGGTTCAAATACTTCTCTAAATGTTGTCTGGATCGTTGCTCTATTGTTATATGGTATTGATTTTGACCAGTTTTCGCAAACAAATTTTTGTGATGCAGTTTCTCCAGGTGCTTCAAAATCAAAGCTAGCACTATCGTTTGCACGAGCATCAAGGAAGGCCTCTATTTCATCTGCTTCAACTTCAGAGACATTAAAAGTAAAATTATAGACTTTAGGATTCTGATGTTCTGCTAGTCCAAACAATATTCTGTGTTCAAACCCATCAGCAAAACGAATAGTTCTAGTATTTGGTGAGGATCTTTTTTGTTGCCCATATATAGGTTTTATTGAAGGAAATGTAGCCATTATGCAAGTAATCCTCCTGGTCTTTGTTGCTGTATTATTTCAGATTGTACTGCAACTGAGATAAGACGACCAAGTTCTCTTCCTTCTGCTTCATCTCCTTCAACAGCAGAACCAGAAGCATCTACATTTACTACAATATTCGTTGAACCACCCATACCACCTAATTCATGGTTTGGAATTATAGTACCTGCACTGTTAGGAACAAAAAGTTCTGGTCCTCTTTCTCCTACTATTGAAGGTTTTCCAACAGGAGGTCTACCACCATTTGCAAAGAAACCACCAATACCAGGGATTGCTCTTAAGAAAGAAGTTGCAGCAAAATTTATAAGTTGTCTTTGGATCGCTCCAAAAACACTACGGGCTACATCGCCAAGAGTTTTGGTTCCGTTTATTGCACCTTCGATAGCATCAACAAGACCTGATTGAACAGTGTCAGCAATACCTTGATACAAACTATTTACACGTTCAAGTTCTTGCTGTAAACGTAAAGAATTTTCAAATCTATCTCTTTCAGTATCTAGAATTTTTATACCCTGTTTTTCTGCTTGTCTATCTAATTCTCTTAGTTTTTCTTGTATTTCTGCCTCTCTAGTTCCTAACTGTAAACTTTCTTGTAAGAATAAATTTCTATTGGTTACACTTTTTGTCATCTCTTTTAGTTTCATTAGCCTAGTCTCTTCTATATCTAAATTCTTTTTATTTGTTTCTAGTCCGAGCATAAGTGCAATTATTTCTTCGTCTATTTCTGCCTTTCTTTTTCTAGATGCACTTCCCCTTTCAGCAACTAAGGCTGCTACATCTGGATCAGTGCTTTGTCTAGCATCTCCCAAAAGCTGACTTCTTCTTAATCCTGTAACTCTACCGCTACCTCCAGTGAATAACTTTGCAGCTTGAGCACCTATTTGAGTTAAGAATCTGCTTATAGAACTTTGCAATTCTCTAGTGCCTTCAGAGAATTTGCGTAATGCTTCCACACCATCTTGACCCACTAGCTCCTCCATTCTTCTCATGGATTCATTGAAAGCAGCTTGCTTTCCTTGGGTCTGCTCTAATACTTTCAAATACTCTTCTGTGGGTGTGCCAGATACTCCTAGTGCTTTACTGACAGTAGCTACGCTAAATCCAAACATATCCATAGACTTTCCTAGCTCGGTCAAATTTTGACTTATCTGTTGAATTTGTGTCAACAAACCAGTTGCTATAAGACCTCCAGCAAATCCACCTGTCTGCCCTCCTAACTTTCCTCCTATTAATCCACCTCCAAAACCCGCAGCAGCACCTAATGGCCCTTGCCCAAATAACAATGGAAACGCACCACTTATTAGTGCTCCAGATAAAACTCCATCTCCCTTTGTTTTAGCTCTACCTGGCCTCAATCTTCCCTGACTATCGAAGTTAAGAGGGGAACTTGGTCCTAAAGGTATTTTTGAAGTTGGTCTAACTCCTGCTTTCTTAGTTATTTTGGCAGTGTTGTTCTCTAGTTTATTCTGTTTTGCTTTTTCTTTGGTTATCTGCTGTTCTCTTCTGAAAGTTTTAGTCGCTAGAGCTAGTTTGTCTCGTTCTGTTTTTAGGGCTGCTTTTCCTACACCCTTTTGACCCATCGCAATATCATTTAACTTCTTTATTCTTCGCTCAAGATTATTTAACTGCTGGTTAATACGTTTAACATTCAGTTGTATATTTACTTCGTAATTAGAGCCAGCCACTAATTTAGATAAAACATTGTTCTTAGTTTAGCGTACCTTACGATATTGAGCTTTCTTTTGGGCATCTTCGTATGCTTTCTTTTCTCTTTCGTTTTTAATACTAAAGTATGCGTTCCATCCGTAAACTTCCTCTAGGGTCATATTTTTACGCAAATATTGGACCGTCATGCCTAGAGTTTCTGCAATTAAAAATTGAAAATACAGATAATGGTCTTTACTCAACTGTGCTTTTTACGGCATCAGGGGTAGCCTCCTCACCCAACTCTTGCATCTTAGTCATAAGTTCAAGTAGAACTCCTAATGGTATTTCTCTTCTTAAACTTGGTCTATCTGCCTCAACAAATAGCTTTTGACCGTTTTCATCTTCAGCTTTACTTATGATTACTTGAAGAGCAAAGTCTAAGCTGCTTTCGTTCTGTGCTCTATTGCTGGCTATTAGAGTATCATTTATTGCATCTCGATCAGCAATGGTTAGTGGTGTCCAGTACACTTGCAAGATTAGTTCGCCATCTTTGTATACTACTACTTTATTATTTAAAACCAACTTTTTTAAATGCTTTGTCTATATCTTTGTTGATAAGCCCACCTAAAGTGTAGACGTTGTACCAGTTTGGTTGTTTAGCTGTTATCTTATGCTCCTTTGCGTGTTCTGCGTATGTTACTTGTTTATTTTTAAGGTTAGGCAATGTTTGACCTGGAGCGTTTATTGCAAAACCAGCATACTTAGCTCTGTTTCCTACATATAAGTCTTGACCCATTTTTGCTGTAGGTACTCTTGCATTTTTGAATACTCTTTCGGTTCTAGCAGGAATCATAAAGTAAGGTGTTTCTGGATTTCTCTTTCGTGTAGGTTTTACAGGAGTTTTAGATACGACCCAGTTTTCACCAAATGTTCCTGTCCACCATGGTCCATCTGTAGTTAAAGAATGTACTATGTCCTTTGCTAATTGTTTTCTGCCTTTTAGAATCACCTTTCTTAAATCAGGGGTCAGTTTTGAAATTGGTTTTCTACTAGGCATTGGCAGTAAAATCGCAACTTACGACAGATAAGAAATGACTATCTCCTTCTATTGTGACAGCAGTTGGTCCTTCGATTGCAGATACTCTAGGACTTACTGAAAATGTATCCGAATATCCAGGTGCGTTTACTGAGGTCAGTCCATCAATAACTGATTCGGCTATAGCAGATGCCACGGCACTTCCTTTGTTTGGCGGTGTCAAAATACCACATCTTATAGAACCAGCATAATAATCTTGAGCAGCACCATGAGTTTGTGTAGTCGCTTGTGCAAAATTAAGACTTACCATTACATACTTTTTATTATTACCTGGAGTTGTAAAAGGCATATTATCGAATACGACTGTTACTGTGTTATCAGCAGCAACTACAGCAGTTTTGATTGCTGTTTCAAATGCTGCTCGTGCGTTTACTAAAGTCATTAGAAAATAACGTCAATTCTAAATAAATATTCCTGACCACCACGCAAAGTTCTTACATCTGTAATCTTTGCAACTCTGGTCGATCCAGAAAATGTAAGGGTTATTTCATCTGATAGCAGAGGTTGACTATCTCCAATAAGATCAGGTGTTATAAAAACTCTAGCTATGTTCTCTTGAAATCCTGTTTCTTCACTGGATTGTATAAATTCAACAGGAACTTTTATTGTGTAGCTGGTGTCACTGGTAGTTACTGCACCAGTAGATGTGTTGTACGATGTAGATGATTTTCTAGTGTAGATAATAGTTGTGTCTAATGAGTCTCCTAGTTGAGACACCACTTGTTTTGCAATCTGTTTTAATGCTGTGTCTAGTTGTCCTGCCATTATCCTCTAACCGCCCTTAGTTGGAAACTGCCAGCACCGCCTAGCATATACGCTCCAAGATAACTTTGTAGCCATGGGTAGACATCAAGAATATTATTTATAGATCCAGTTCCCTGACTTGCAGTGTTGTATTTAACTTTAATATCTCCTAAGTTTACTTCTTCAAAGTTTCCATCTTTTCCTGTAGTTCCTGTTATTGCGTCTGTGTCGTTTGCTAAAGCTCTGGCTAATTCATATTGTGCATATTTAATTGGATTAGGAATTTTAGAACAAGCCAATTCGACACCATCTACTTGATAATTATTTCTTGGAAACTTTAATGCTTGTCCATCATCACATCTGTCTCCATAAAAAACTAAAGTATCAATCCATCTAGCAGCAGATATTAATGATCTTTTCTTTTGATCGTCTGTTT